AATCCCGTAAGCAAGACTCGCATTACCAACTGCTGACGGAAATTTTATGTTGCCAGTTTGAATATTCCAAGCCAATCCTGAAGAATTTCCTTGCATGGTCCATGTTCCGACCATCGTTCCTCCTGTAGTGGGGTCTCCAGTTGAGATCGAAGTACACGGATTTAGTGATCCTATTCTTGCTACAACCAAATTAGCGTTTGCTGCATATAAATTACCAGTTACATTAGCATTGGCCGTTGTAGTTAAAATTCCAACAGTCAAATAATTATTAGAAGTAATATTGTTAGCAATTATATTTCCTGTTGCATTTATGTTAGCTAATGTAGCATTACCTGCTGCAGTTGTAGAAGTTAGTGTCAACCAATTACTTGCAACTAGCGTGCCGTCAACTGGGCATACGCACAGTGTATTTGTTGTAGTATTAAACCAAAGTTGCCCTCTAAGAGGATTAGGAGGTGGGCTAGCACTCGCATAACTTTCTAATTGTCTTACAAAGTTTGTATCTAAAACTTGTCCATAACTAGATTTATTTCTTCCAGGTAACCCTAGACTTGTGCTTGTGGTATTGATGGTACCATCCTGTATTGTTGTCAGTACGTTACCATCACTTCTAATAATTGTATATGCCATTGTTTTGCTCCGTTTTCCTAAATTTTAAGTATTTATCTTATATGGTATTGAGGTTTGTTAAACTTTGAATTCGGATTGTATAGTCAATCTGGATTTGTCTGTTTAAGCTTTTCTGAACTGGGTGAAAAATAACATGGGTAAGCAGTCTAGTTTGGTCGTTACCTGCTGTATCAGTTCCATAGTCAGCTAAAATACCTATTTCGTCAAAAGTGTATGTCGATTCTAATTGAGTTCCATTATCAAATGCGGTTTGCCCTGCTGGTTCACCATAATCTAATAAACACTGAATTAATACATCACTGTACACTTTCCCTATAACGTGTGAAACAATCATTTTGTTTCTTGCCGGATCAGTATTTAACACATTAGTATCGTCTACAATCTTCTCATATGTCTGATTGTACAATGCTGCATTTTGTCCCGTTGTGTTTGGGGGCAAATACGTAATGATTCCTGTGCTATCAATACTAGCACCTCCATTTCCAAATGCCATTTTGTAAATTGATCCGTATCCCCTACTGCTTAATGAGTCGGCCATAGCTTCTGAAATATTTTCATAATGAATTGCATTCTTTTTATCTACAAATATTTCTCCAGACGCAGGATCATAGATTTTTAAAAAACCCTCAACTTTTAACTGATAATTTATTATAGACATTAATCGTCACCCCGTTTTTGCAGTAGTATTTCGTCCGTGTTAGGGTCAAAAATCTTAATTACAGAACTTAAAATAAATCCAGTTTTCTCATCTGGTTTAGGTTCTGGTTTTTCCGCATTTTCAACTTTATTTTTGTTATCCATCATAGTATATATTTATCTTTCATTTTTTAATCATTTTTAAGAAAATTAGCTGGCACCGATGTGCTTAACTGCAGCGGATCTCCATCTACTGTGTAATTTTCTGTGTTCCATGTCTTGTTGTAGAAGAATGGGTCCAAAACATCTTTTGCGGACAAGCTGTAGACGTTTGAATATACAGGATGTTCATTTAAAACCGCAGTACCATCAACTCCCCTATGAAGCCCTGATAAGGTGTTATTTTGATAATCTACGTTATTAAACATAATTTTTTCCCCATTTATAAGCACAGAATTTCCAAAACGTATCGTAACCTGCAAATTATTACTTAAACTTACATTGTTAATTAAAATTATCTGCGTTACAGAATTAGTAGTAGTTATGTAATAATCATCTGCACTTAAATTTACATTAGTAGTTAAATTAAGCACAGATACCTCTTTAATGTCTTTTACATTATAATTTAAATTAGTGTAATATCTTTGTTTAGTTTGATCAAATAATGCTACTTGATTTAGAGTGGTAAGATCAACTAAATGTTCTACTTCTTTTACATAAATTTTTGTATCTGTTGTATACAACGGTCTTTCTAACCAAGTTCTGTTTCTAAAATTACTATTGTAGACCGCTCCTTGACCCTTGCGATTAACTATCATAGTGTACCAAAGCTCATTGGGAGTTGGAGAAGGCATATAACTTGTAACTAAAACCACATCTCCTACATTTATACGTGTCATAATGCTAAGTTTATTGTTTGGTTGACTGATTCTTAAATTATTTGAAGTAACCTTAGTCCCATTTACTGTTACAAATAATCTTTCTACATCAACAATATCAAAAGATGGTTGATTTATTGTAAATGTAGTTGCATTTTTCCAAATAAAACCTCCGCCTGAAATTCCTGAATCAAAATAAGGGCCATACGTGTTACCTATAACCGGATATGCTAAATCAAAATCTAAATAAAGTTCAAAAGGATAGTAAGTAATTGCACTTTCAACATACGTTGGTAATGGTTTAACATAGAAAACGTTATTATTAATTTGAGACATATTACGAACACCGTCTATGAGAACTGCATCTTTAGCTATTAAGTTAGGATTTACTATCGTAGTTACAACTATAGGAGTTGAAGGTGTGTTTATATAATTAATAGGAGTGACCTGTAAAGTATTAGAAAAGTCTGTTACAAAAGACTGTGCATAGGTGTCATTAAATGTAGTGATACTAACAATATTGTTTACACTTAACGAAGAAATAATAGTTAACACACTGCCTGATATAGTATAATTTACACCATATCTTTGCCTTACGCCATTAATTTCTACAATAGAATTTGTAATATTATCTCCGCCCATTGAATTAGTGAGAGTAAAAGTTGCGGGACCACTGACATATCTAAAAGTTTGAGTTTCTGGAATACAATATTGATATGAGTGAGATATATCTTCGGTAGCACCAAATATAGCAAAACTTACAAAATCACTACTTAAGTTAATTGACTTTTGAAACACTATTTTTATTGAGCCAGATTGATTTGGTTCTAAAATATAGTCAACATTAAGAGTTTGTTTAACTGAATTTAAAAACACTATTGAGTACAAATAAGCATCACTATTAAATGGGTAATTGGTGTTTATAAATCTTCTATTAATAGCTAAATCTAGTTGTAGTGGGTAAGAATCTGATGTGCCTTTAACTTGTTGATTACCACTTCCTATCTCATATACTTCAACATAAAGTGATTCTGTTGAAGAAATAGGTCCTACTAACTGGACTGTTTTATTGACCCAATCTATTTTTGAAATTTTTAATGAACCTGTAGTTGGAGCTAAAGGTATAGTTTCATATATTCTTGATCCTCTTCCTGTTGAATTGTTAACTATGTATAAAGCTAATTTTGTAGGATAATCAACTAAATTTTTGAAAGAGAACGACAAGTTGTTATCCAATCTTACAAAAGCACTAGCTACTTTAAAACCAAAATGTTCATAAGTTGTTGGATCCCATAGAGATCCGGCAGAAGTTTTTATAGTCATTGATAAATTATCGTAAACTACAGCTGGAATCATTTCTTCTGGACCATAACCAGATAAAAAGTTATCCCCCTTTACTTCATAAATTGGAACTAATGAATTTATTAAAGAAACATTTTCCCAAGTACTTATATCCTTACTTCTTAAAATTGTTGAGTTTTCACCTACAACGATAAAATACGTACCATCATACGAAATTTGATTTAAATTTTGATTTGTTATTGGGTTTAATGTAAACCATTGTTTGCCCTCGCCACTATATAATATATTTCCATTATCACCAACTACTACAAATGTGCCGTTTGCATAAATTCCATAATTTATATTAAATGAAACATTACCGAGGATTTCAGCCTGAAACCAGTTAGTTCCATTATTTGACCAATATATTTGTGCATTTTCTCCGGCTGCTACTATAGTTGTCAATGAGCTACAAACAGTGTTAAACTTAGCATCAAACTTAATATCTACTTTACTCCAACTATTTCCTTCAAAACCAAGCAACACTCTAGCACGATTTTCTATAAGAGGATACGCAGTACCTGCGTCAGCTATAACTTCTAAACCATATCCAACAGCAATAAATCCTTGGTACGTCGGTAAAATTCCATTTACAAACGTCACTGATTTTATTGAATTTGGTAATTGACTACCGAACGAAAATTGGGTGTTCCATTCGGTAGCATTTGTACTTAAAATTATAGTTTCACCGACTGCAATGTATAAATCATTATAATAGGTTGACGAATTCAATATTTCCTGAGGTGCTCCAACCGAAAGTGTATCATAACCACCTATATCGTAATACCCGTCATCAAAAACTGTGTACTCACCTGTGCTCACCCAGCTATAACCGTCATAGCTAATAAGAATAGGACTAGGAGCATTCAATGAGGTTATTATATAATAAGATCCTGAATAATTTATATCGGTTACTTGCAAAGATTGTGGGCTTATCTTTTTCCAAGTCCAATTTTTGCCGTCTGTGCTATATAATGCTATAGAATACTCAGGTGTATTACCGACCGCTATATATTTTACCCCATCGAATACTATGCTCTTAATGTCAATGTCTTTAGGGTAGAACTTTTCACCTTTCAATAATACATCAAATTCATAATCTTCGTCAAACTTGTTAGATAAAAAAGTGCTATTAGGGTATTCCAGTCCTGACATAAGAAGTGGTAAATTTTTACCTGGCATGTCTATAGTAGGCTGATAATATGTAACAATTCTATCTAATGCGTTAATTTCATCAAAATCACTAGCTAAAAATTCCCATTTTGTAATGTCAAAAGTAGAGTCTGTGTTTGATTCTATGCAACGATACAATTTATTATTGTAGGCAACTAAAGATGCTCCTCCAGCACCACGCAACGGTTCTGGTAAAAATCCTAAACTACCAGAATTAAAAATAAACGGATTGCTTACCGTATTTTTCACAGGATTTAATTCTTGATAATCAGTGTATAATTTCAATTGTGTGGTGTTTATAGGCTCTACAAAATATTGGTCAAAAGCTTTTGTGCAAATTCCATCAAGTCTATAAAAAATAATTTCTCCTAAATAGGCAAATGTTATTGTAATTATTAAATCATTAGTTGGTGTGGTTCCACCTAGCAAGTTACCTGGAATTGTTATGATGTCGCCTGTGCTGTATATAGAACCGTAATCTTTGATATCGATTGAATACTTATTTTCAACAATAACTCCATTAAATGTTGGACTTGTTACCCAAATTATTGCGCCACCTGAACCTGATGTATCATATACATACGGAGATGTTAAATTAGTTAAATTATAAAAGTATAATTGCTTTTTATAAAGATTACCAGGTGACAATGAACTATTATTATAATTAACTGTAATAGTCACTTCTAAGGTAGTTGGATCTGTACTTACTCCTGTTACCGGTAAAGTAGCACCCTGTAAGCTTGTGTTGTAAACCACTGGAGGCAATCCTTCAACATAAATGCTTTCTATTGCTCCTGCAAAATTTACACTTTGCACGCTAATTACCGCATTGTTTAAAGGAGTGGTTCCACCTAAATCAGTTCCCGAAATAGTAATTATGTCATTAGGTTGATAATTAATACCTGCACTGTTTATAGATGCTGTGTAAATGCCGTACTGTGGGCCATCTGACCAAACAAACGGAGGATTATTTGCTCCACCGTAAACCCAGTTGTAAACATTAAACACTGCGCCTGTGCCTAAATTATTAGTTGTACCAGTTAGACCTATAAATTCTATTGACTCTGCTAACTGATTTCCTATACTTGCGTCGTTACCAGAACTGTTGTATCTCTGTATGTAAAACTGATTGGGTTGCCATTCTTGTACAATTGGTTTGTAAGACGTTCTATCAAATTTTAATTTAGGTATAATCTGTCTAGTTGGCGTATTACTTGAGATTGGAATTAATCTTGCACTAATATTAAAACTATGATTTTGGCTGGCAGAGCTTTCCACCAAAACTACTCTATGAACATCATTAATTGCATTTATTTTTGAAGTATACAATGCTGTTGCAACTAAAGTATTTTTATTTTGTTCTGTAATAATCGGAGAAGTTAAACCATATTCTATTAATCTCACATAATAAAAAGCTTTATCGACTAATCCTAAAATAGTAGATACATTATCCTCTTTTTTATATTGAATTAAATCCCCTGTTACAAATAAGAAAATAGGAATATTAATTGTGTTATTACTAAAATTGATGTCTGAGGAGTTAAAGTAATGCAATATAGAGGGTTCTACAACAATCTCAGGCAAAACCTTATACCCTTCACCGGGATTTAATACAGTAACTCCTATTACCTTATCTCCAGACATTTCTGCTTGTAATGCAGCCTGCACTTTTGGTGCTGGATATATTGATGTATCTATTCTTGTTACAATGTTTGGTGGTTCTGTGTACCCGCGAGCTGTGTCTAGCACTGACACTGCAGGAAGATCAATATATACATTTGTGTTTGGTATATGATCTGCGACATTGCTATCATATGCCCCTCTGGTCAGTCCTGTTAATATTCCTTTATCTCTGTCAACGTTCGTGTACCCTATAAATTCATCGTCTATCTTAATTACACCTACTGCAGGGTATCCAAATGCATTATCAACAACGATATAAGTTGTGGCTATCGGTACGTATTCTTTTAATTTGCCAATAACATAATTATTAGAATTTAAAAGTTTAATTCCGTAATTGTTATACCACTGATTATATTCATACTTTTTCCATACAGGATCATCTGAATTATATTGTGAAGGAGAAGAACTTTCACCGAATACAAGCTCAGGAGTAATAAACGTATCTTGATCGCTATTCCATTGAGCAGGTAAATCAAAATCTGTTATATTACCATCATACAAATCAGTTCGTGAATATTTTAAGCTAAATTCTTTTAATTTTACTCTGTAAGGTTTAACTTCATTTATATAACCTAAAAGAAAATCTTCGTTGTCACGTTGGAAATTTTTACTCTGTACTAATTCCCTTAAGGTGTGCTCTACATCTAAAAATGAAGTTTTATTTAACCAAGGAAGATAATTACCAAATTCGTCGCTTTCAGTTAAAATGTAATTAAACATTAAAATAAGACTTTTATTTCTGTGAATTTGTAAATCTTCTGTATAAACTTCTTCGTTAAGACCTCTTACGATATTAAATGTTTCTTGTGAAGGGAAATAATCAAAAGGTGTAGAATCAAAGAAGGTATCACCGAAACCAAATCCTCCTTCAGAGTAATCATAAAGGGAACTTTTAATTTGTATTGTTCCTTCCTGTAACCCAATTCTTTCCCAATTCGCATCATTGTAGATATATACCTCACGTTTACCGTTACTGTTAGATTGTACTCCAACAATCATATTGGAATAAGGACTTAGTTTTTCTAAATCATAATATTTTTCAACTTCCATGTCAGTTTTGGTGGAATCATTGTAACCTTCTGCCCACCAATCCACAAACTCCCAAAAATTATTTGTATCAAAATATTCGCCTGTTAATGTAAAGAATGCTGGTGCATTTATTCCAGTTAAAGCTAATCCGCCTAAGGTAAGAAAACTTGGATTTTTTAACTCAGTAATTGGGTACTGTAACATCACATAATTTGCATATTGGCAATAATTTTCTAAAGCTTTTAGTCTATCATAGAAAAAACTTTGATTTGGCCTTGTATCAGTGCCCGTTTGTAAAAGTTTAGGTAAGAACGGGTTAGGTATTTCTTGTCCTAATGAATCTACACCGGCAAAACTGTCTAAAAACTTTTTATATAAGCCTGAAGGTTCAAATACACTATTATATAAGGTTGGTATGCCAGGAAGAAAATCTTCTTTATAATTTTCTCTAATTAATTGATATTCATTGTGAATTGTATCTTCAGAAGTTGCTGTTTTAAATCCAATATGTATACTTGTATAATTAGCTCCAACAAATGTGTTAATATTGTAAAGTCCAAAAACGTTAGTTTTCAGTGGTGCAAAGAAAGAAATACCAGATAATAAAGGATTTTTAATATAATCGCTTATAACATTATCAGGTAATGTTTTAGTGTTATCAAGTATCGTTCCTACATTTTTTACCCAATAATAGTATTTTGCAACAAGCACCCCTGCATCTGTTAAACTAAACAGAGTAGTATATGCATCAGGATCATTTATTTGCCCAGTTCCTGTATAATTTATAGGTAATTGATCACTTTCAATCCACGTATAAACTGAAACTACGCTATCAGGAAACACTGTTGCCCAATATTTACTATTATAAGTTGTGTCATTTTGATGGTAATTAACAAATTTAACCTGTGACAAATCAAACCATAACTTACCTAAATATTCTTTACCCCAAACAATTTTTCTATTAGAATCTTCAGTATTATATCCAGCTGGGTCAACAGGCGAAATAAAATCTAAATTTTCTCTGACAACACCAAACAATTTTCCTTGTAAGGGGTCGATGTAATCTAAACTTGTTATGTTCAAATTGTCTAAGTTATTAAATAATTGTATACTATTAATTTTTTGTATGTCAACTTCATCCACTGGTTTTCTATAGACAGAATAATTTGTCTGATATTCTAAGTTTGTAAAAATATTAACTTTGCCATTTTCAGTTCCTGACAAATAGGTTGGAGAACCGATTAAAATATTATAATTATTAAAAGCTAAAGAGTAGCCATAATATGGAACCTTTAAGTAAGAAAGGGTCGAATCATTAATAATTTGAGACAATACAAATTTGCCTACATTTGCAATATTTTCATTATTTGCAGGTAAATAATCATAGAGGTAAGCTGACCCTACATCAAATAATATGTCAATAAATGTTGTAAAATTATTGTCAAATATGGTATCATTTGTAAAATTTTCATCATCAGTAAAATCAAATACTGTAGGTGAATTACGATTGCTAGCTGGAGCTGTTATGACAACGCTACCTAATTCATTAAATTTAACTTGCTGTCCAAATAGTGTGCTGTTTTGTACTTTATAATCTTGTAAAAATTGTGTTTTTTGATATAATGTTATGCCTAAACTTGCTAAATCAGCAGCGTCAAAAACAGTCAAATTTAATTTATCACGTGATAGATTTAAATTTTGATTTACCAGTTCAATAATTAACTTATTATCATCTGTTTTAGAAGCCATTATATTTGGAATATTAGAATTATTAATTGTTGCGATTGCATCGTTTATTCCAGAACTTGGTAAAATAACACTATAACCATTTAATAAAATTGTTTTTTGTGTGGTTAAATTATAAACAGATGTTCCTTTTATTATACCATATGATTTTCCCTCACTGGTATAACGATACACTGTACCTTCTTGAGTTGTTTCATTTCTAATGTCGTAGGGTGCGCTAATTAATAACTCGTTTCCTGTTACAGTAGTATCTAAGCTGCTTCCATACAACATTCCTACTCTAGGATTAGGAACTTCTGTATAACCTGTTAAGGTTTGTGTTAATATAAAATCAGAACTCTCCACTACAATTATATCACCTGCATTAACTTGAACTTTTATAGTCAATTTGTTAGTTGAAAGAGAATAATCGCTAGAACTCAATACAGTATCATTGTAAAGAACTCTGATAGCAGAGCCGGTTAATGTTGGTGTCCATGCTAATGTTATAATTAACTGCGTATCTAAAACTAAATTATTAGGTTGTTTATAAACCTGTCGTATCCTATCATAAACATAAACTCCCCCAGTATCTGTGTTAAGCAAATAATCTTGATTTGGTGCGCCAACATACAATTTTGTACCGTCATAATTAGTCGCTAAACTAAGTCCGAAACCAGTTGCTGCTGCTGCGCCTGTTATAGTTGCTACACTTGTATAACCGTAGTATCCTCTATACACAGTCGTGCCGGAAGTTACACTTGTTGTAAATTTACCATCTATAAAGAATGTAGTCCTATTAGGCCCAGAACTATATTCTCCGGAAATTATTCTATATGTTGTAGGGCTATTTACATTTGTAAAACTTACAAATTGTCCTTCTGTTAATAAAGTTAATCTATTGCCAGAAACGGTAAATGATGAATTACCGGCTTGAACACTACTTGCAAGAGTGTAGCCAATACTTATAAAACTTAAGCTACTATTTTTTCTGTAAACAAATATTTGTCTAGTGCTAGATTTTGATATGAACAGATAATTTGTATCATCAGACAATGCAATCTTGTCTACTGTAGTCGTTGAATATGTAACTAATGGGTTCGTATTAGCAGCATTGTCCGCTTGTAGTGCAACTCCTTCTATATTATTAGTTTTTACAAGCTCATAAACCCAAATTGTACTTGTTGGAGTTGAAGTGGTTTTTGATACTACCATAATATTATTTTTAATTACGATATTAGTGCCGTAACCAATTCCATTATTGATAGTGTCTGCTAATGCGTATGAATTTAAAAGACTATCGTATAGGTACCTATACAATTTACCAGTTCCTGAGTCTGCAACAAAGTAACCTAACAGTGGACTATAAGCAACTGCATTACCAAATGTTGATGTAGACTCGGGTTTAATGAAGTTGGTATTTTTATAATTTAAACTTTTTCTATAAACAGCCCATTTATCATCAACATCATTGTCAACCCAAATTGTATTTTTAACAAATTCTGTACCAGTCAAATTCAAAGTTGAAATGTTGGCTGGAGAAGAAACACGACGGTTATCAAGTTTAGCTATTAAACCAATTGAAACTATCGATAATGTATCTGTTGGTAAAATTAAATCTATTATGATAGCATTTAAATTTACAACTTTATTTACAGTATAAAATCCATCTACTGGTTCGGCATAATAAAGAATTAAAATTATGTCGTTAGCAACTAAATTATGAGGATTATCAAAAAACAATGTTGCTGTATTGTTTAAATTATTTACAACATTTTTGATTTTTGCAATAGTTCCATTATTAGGAATTAAAGAATTAATACTGTAAATTTTCCAATCATTTTTAAAATCAGCTATCCAAATATATTCATTTTTATATAAATTATAAATGTTAGTATTAGTACGAAGTCCATTAATTTTAAATGAATAGGCTTTAACGTCATTAAAGTTTACATATCCTGCTGAAGGTAGCCCACTATAATTTTCATCTTTAAGTAATGGTAAAATATCTGTTCCAGTTATTGTGCTACGATAATTTGTAATTGAATTAAGGGGTACCTCAAATGATGCTCCTTGCTCTGACTCACCATCTATAACAGCCACTACATTAGGATTATTATTAAGTTTTTGTTCTTCTAACTTAAATTCAATAAAATTACTATTGTTTAACCCGCCATAGCTTCCTAAATTAATTGCCCAGTTTTCAAATACTTGATAATCAATACCGCCTGTATGTAGTTTAATATTTTGAATAGCTGAAGCACTTATATTACTACCTTTTTCAACAATCATTGTTTTGTATAAGTTAACCTGCGATATATCGTCAAGGTTGGCAGCTGCCAAATAATTTCTTGGACGATATCCTATTAATGAAAATGCCAATAAATCTGCATCATTTTCTAAATTTGCTGAATAAGCATCGTAGTATAAAGTGCTTTCATATGCTCTGTTGCTTGCATTTGGTAATAAACCCTTTTGAATTTCATCATAATCAACTTTAGTCCATAGCCCTTGTTGAAAGGTTGGATTAGGTTGAACGATAGTGTTTGCTGCATAATAATTACTCTTGTATTTTACAATAATTCCTTTAGTGTACTTAACACTTGGTGACCATTCTTCTACATTATCTAGATTTAATATAAATCCTTTTGTATCAACAGTGCCTTCCCAAGTTGCAGTTTTAGAACCTTTTAATAGAATTCTATATTGTCTTAGCCCAGTTAATGGATCAAAAATTAAATCATTAAACAAAGTAGTATTATCAAATATTATTGCGTGTTCAAAATTACTAAGATTTCCAGTGAAATATGCGACTGTATCATCAGAAGTTAAGGGTATCGCTGTAAAATTAGTTCCATCTCTAATAATTGACAAATCTTTAATCTGTATTGGAATTAAATTTTGATTTAAAATATAATTTTGGTTTTGTATAGTTAGTGGTTGTACAATTGCATTTTCTTTTTCAATTACAATCTTTGAGGCCATTGGATTGATGTTTAGGATCGCGCCAACCTCCCAACCAGATTGAGCCCAAGTTAGAACCTCAAATATCATTGAGTTCCAATTTAATAAAACGTTACCCTCTACTTGATCAAATATTAATCCTTGACTATTTAAATAATTTCCATACGAATTTATAAACTCAGCAAGTGCTTGGATACTTGTAAATTCGTTACCATACGGTACAACAATTTCTTTTTCGCTAAAATTTTTAGATACTTTTACAGATAATGAACCTGAAGTGATAGTGTCGTATTTTCCATTCTTTAAAGGAGCAAAGGTTTTAAAATAAATTTTATTTTGAGAATTTCCATATACTTTATAGCCAACATTAGTCTTTTGAATTATTATTGAACTGTAAATAATAGTATCAAATGGTTGATTTTCGTGTAATATAACAGAATAACTTTCATCTGGTATTAATAAAGAATTGTTTAAACTGTTTGGCGTTCCTTTATCTACATAAAACTTTAACAAATTCTTATCACTGAAACCTGCTAATCTATAGACTAATCGTACATCCAAATTGTTAAGATAAACAGATAAAACATCATATCCTAAATTTCCTGTGCTTTGAATATAGTCTACTATCCAGTTTAAATAACTGTGTTGCGCTGTACCACTGCCATACAATACTGCATTCAGTCCAGTAAATCTAAACTTATTATCTATAAGGTATTGATTAAATTCTGTGCTAAATTTGTATTCATCTAGATTTACGCATAGAGAGAAAAACTTTGCAGGTTTACACAAGATTAAAATTTTAAGTAAATCAAACGGCCAAGTACTACTTTTTATATAACTATACTCAGACGCACCCCAATCATTAACTTTCCATGGAGTTTTAAAACTTAGCTCATCATAATTTCCTACCACTGAATTCATAGGATCTACTAAATTGCCTAAACTATCAACAGGTAAAATTTGTTTAAATCCGGGACGTTTACGTGAATCAATAGTTCGAGGATTTCCATTGTTATAATCATATCCATTCTCTATATCATCCCACAAAACATCATTGTCTTTGGTATATGGGGCGGGACCATAATAATCTTCCCACCAAATTGGTTTATTAGTATAACCTATCATTTCCCAAGGTGTTAAATTAGGAGTTGTGGTATCAAAAAACCAATTATACATACCTCTCCAATTGCCGCGTTTCATAATTGTTCCATCTAATCTGTTTGTAGCAGTAGAGTAGTTGTATGTGAAGGGGTTAGTTGTATCGTAATATTGCTGTTTATAATCAATTCTATTTTTACCTACCCAATTTAGGAAGGACAAAGAATATAAATTAATTATTTCTTCATAGTTATATTTTGTGTTTCGAAATTGTCCCGGTAAAACCTCATCGCTTGAAATTGGAATGGTGTTACTTACTTTTAAATTATTGTAAATTCTACATTCAAACTCGAATAAAACTTTATCTCTAAAATCGACTAATTGATTGTTTTTGTAATCACCATATAATGTAGTCAAAGAACCGTCATGACCTTTAATCAAATAAGTAGGATTAAGGTAAGTTTGATCTAAAACAATTTCAGGTATGGTAGCAGCATAAAAACCTAATTTTGTTGGTGTGTTTGGCACAAAACTTCCATAGGTTTGATTATACTCATTAATTATAATGCTATCTCCTGCAATCAAGTCTAACGAAATTGTGACTTTAGGTTCATCTACACTTACAGAGTAATCAACATCTTTTAACAATTGTCTTTGGATTAAAGTGCCGTTTATTTCTCTTTTTAAATAAATTAATAAACCAAAATAATTAGCACTTGAGAAATCATATATTCTGCTCAAAGTAAAGGAAGATGAAAACACGGATACGCCAAATGTGTAAGTATTGGTTTTAAAAATACTTCTATTTGGTATCATGTCTGACCAAAAGAATGGATTACTTTGATTTTTATAGGACGAAATTATATTTAAAGCATCATCTAAAATATAGGATGCAGTTTGATTTATATCATATTCATTATTATTAACTGTATCGACTAACAGATTTTTAAATTTAATATACTCATTTGAATTATAGTTTAGCGCCTCTATTAAATTATAATTTTTGTTTTTAAGTAAAGCCCCAGTCAAAGCAAGCGGAGCACTATTTTGAATTATTTTTGTTCCGTAATTTACTAAATTAGGCAAATCTCTGTAATTGTTTGCACCAAAAATTTTGCCTTCAATTTGATTTGAATTTACGCAAATACTTAAATAATGATTTTTTATATCACCTAAGTTGAGCGATGTAATTTCTCCATTAAAAACATTGTTTTCTAAATTAGTTGGAATAGTAAAATATGACTTTTTACTTACAACATCACTATAAATTAAAATTTGTATTTTTGTATCAAATAAAGGATTACTAAATAGAGTTACAGTAGTGCTATTATTCTCAACCGTAAAGCTAAATTCATTTGCAAATAAAAATTGCTCATTTACAAAAACTTTTACGGTAGGCCAAATTACAACATCTTGAGATTGTGCCGGAATATCGCAAACAAACACCGCTTCATCAATTCCCGAAACATAATTAAATTCAAAAGCTTGATATTGAATACTATTAGCTGCAGCAGTTTGCCAACCAATCTGTTTTGTAAAATCGGTTCGTGAATTATAGATATATGGATAACCTTGATTTACTTGTTGTTGGGTAGAAATACCGTTTAACAAATATGTAAATGAATTAGTATTATAAGAAACATTAAATGAAATATCTCCAATATTATTGACTGAGCTATACTTTAATGGAAACCCTAAAATAGGATCGTCAGGTCCTGTGCCAATACCAAATTCAAATAAGGTTGATCCTATAAAATTGCTGCTGTTATAGTAATCAGTGTCTCCATAACTTAATCCGTTCGAATCAAAAATATCAAAAAGTGGAGGTTGATTTATTGACAACTTTTCCTGAGCCAAAGTATAATTTACACCGTCAAAATAATAACTATTCCCTGCTCTGGTTTCACCTAACAATACAACTAACTGGTCATTATATAATATTTCACCCTCTTGACTTTCACTTAAAACAATTATAGGTGGAGATTGAATAATAATAGTTGTTGCTGTAGAATTGCTTAGAGGAGCGACTGCACTTAAATTGCTAGTTGTACTTAATCTTATGGTTGTGGACGTTGGTTTGTCATAAACATAGTACTGTGTGTCTTTTAATAAACCTCCATAGTTATCTCTTACAGATACCATAGCCCCGATTTGAAATAAACTGGAATTTTGTACAGTTAATCTATTATTCGATGAACTTGCATTTGTAATTTGTTGTTGTAAATTTAACTCTGGATTGAGAGATACAAAATTAACCTCATATATTTTATTTCTTACATTTTTATTAGTGTCTGCAGAAAAAACAATTTTGCACTTATCAAATAGCCCAAATGAATCTCCGTCAGGATAATATTGCAATTTTCCTGCAACTTCGGTTAATGCGTTAGTTGATGTTATATCATAATAATCGACTAAATCTTTAAACTCGGTGCCTGAATTAAAAAGCTTTAAATTAGGATAAAACTCAATAATTGGACGTTTTGCCCGAGCTAAATCACTGTTTGTTAAATTCTGTAAGGTTTCACTTGATGTATGTTTTATTGTTTCTTGTATAACCTCGCTATGAAACCATCTATTACTTCTTGACCAAGGATCAAGGCATCTAGAATTTCTAGAAATTGTTATATAATCGGGAGTGACAACCTGCTGCGTTATTTCTGAATACTCAGTCATGTCGTATGGAATTATATCATACGCATTGTAGATATTTTGCGTAAATTTTTCAGGATTAACAAATCTTTCAATAGGAATTAAATTAATCGATTGACCTATCCCCTCTACATAGAACTGTTTATTTCGATAAAATTCTGGAATAATATTTCCAGCAAAAGAAATTTTTAATCCATTTGTAAACTTCACATTATTAGGTGACAAATAAGTTTCTTTACCTATAATATCTGTATCTACATTAATGAAGTTTGCAGAAGAACTATCTACAAGTTTAATTGTGCCAAATTTTAAAGGGTTAACGCTGTCTTGATAATATAGTGTATCAAGAGGAGCTGTTATTTCAGGTATTTCTTGTATTACACCTTCAGTTGTCTTTACAAATTTTTTGTTAATATACTCATATCCAGCTAAAACTGTAATATTAGTATTTGCTGGAATTTCGTCTGCTATTTCTAATTTTAGTACTGGATCACCAGGCTCGTCAGTTTCTAAATAGGTAATTTTAAAAAATGTTTTATTTACAAATATTTCCGTATATGAGTCGAAACCAATAGGTGGGTTAGTTATGTTATCAAACCCTAAATCTTCATCATAAAAATCGCTTAGCTTTGCCAATTTATTAGGTGATGTTTCATAAAACAAAAGTGTTTTATCTTTTAAATTAGTAACGTTATCAATACTTTGAACTGTACTTAATCTTTGACCATGTATAAGTTCAAAAGCTTGCGTGGTAACTAAGTCTACATTGACATTCCCTTCATAAGTTTGATTTTCTTGTGCATTCGCTAAAGGTACTTCAAATTTGATAGTACCCTGTGATATACCATTATAATCAAGACCAAAAATATCCCTAGTTGTGACATTATTTCTTGTTGGATCTGTTCCACTTGTTCCAGGTAGCGTTTGTATGTAAAACTTTGAATCTGTTTGATTGACATTAAAATAATAAGTTCCGCCTCTTAATAGGGTTATTGTCGAATTAAATCCCTCAACTAAACTATTGTCTCTTACAAATCTATAATAATTCACTTCACTTAATACATCAATAAAAGAAGTAAACGGAATTTTTAATGGTTCTATTTGCACTGGATCTGGTCCATTTGGTAGCCAGTAGTATTGACTAAAATTACTTAATTTATCTAAATCAACAAAACTATCCCAACTATAAAATTGATTTTCAAATAGTAAAGAGTTATTATTTGTAGGCGATCCTTCAAGCTTTAGGGCATCTAAAATTTCAGGGTATGTAATAAAATCCGTAGGTTTACTTGTATCACTTTTTGTGAAAACAATTGCAGGTTCAAGTTGATAGTTTTGCCTAACTTTGTTAATTTCAGGTATATAATAAGAATCCGATGTTATTCCATATTCATATCTTCTACCTATATATCCCTGCAATTTTTCTAAATCGGGTTGCTGAACTAGTTGATCCAACGTGGCGGACAAAAAGTTTTTATTGGGTGTTGTTTGAAAAATTTCTGGAAGAAAATCAATTGTTCTTATTTTTGCTACCATGTCTTTAATCTCAGTTAAGGTTGTAATTGTTCAGGAGTAATAGCAGATATAATCACTATATCGCTAGCTTGAGCACCGTTGACAAATATTTCATAAGGAGCACATCTAATTTCATATAAATCACCAAACGTTAGCGAAGGATCTTTAGGAACAAGAATTGCTGAACTAATCAATCCTTCTAAGCTAGCATGTAAATAGGCGCTTAATTCACTAAAATAAAAAGTATCACCAAAATCCCAATTATCTATTAGGAAATAATCGTTCATTGCAGATAAGACTGCTGATCTAATTTCACTATCACTTGCGGTAGTGTTACTTGATTAAATTACTTTAATAGTTGCTCGTAATTCGGGAATAGCTTTATTTCCAAATAAAGGTTTAAACGTAACACTGTTAAAAACAACAGTATCACTCATCATTTTGTAATCATTTAGTCCATTGTAATTTTGGGATAATTCTTCAATTGTTGGTTTAGATGGTTCAACAATTGTTCCAGTTGTGTCCTGAATCCAATTGACGTAAGAATTATAATATCCTAAGGTTACAACATACAAATCAATAATGTTTGTTGTTCCAGGATCAATTCGAGTAGTGTTATTACTCAAATGCTGATACTGAAAAGATAAGCTTTGTCTTCCTGTAAGAGCAGTGTATTGTGTAACTTCCTCTAAGTTTAATATGTTTAATGTGCTAGCGTTTTGTATTGATTTATAAAATTTGTTTTCCGAATAAGCGTAAAAAATTTGACCAACTGGATATTCGTATTTTATTGCTTCAATATTTGTTTTGTAAGCATAATTATAATTAATCAGTTCTGGTTCAGTAATGCTTTTTTTTGTTAAGTTGTTTGCATTAGTTGTCGTTTCAATAAAAACAAAATTAGATGTATTTGTCGATCCATATGCATAACCTGTAATAGTTTCAAAAAAATCAGGGTTGTCAATATAATTTGGATTAGTTGCGTTAAAGCACCCTATTTCAACAGAATAGTTATCAGGATAACCGTCCGGTTCAATTACTTGTCCAGTAACATTAAGTTTAAAATCTTCTCCTAATATACTTACACCATTTGATGATAAATTTGTTTTAATTACTTTAATATTGTCTGTTGCCAAATTACCTGAAAAAGGGTCGTAAATTATTCTATCATTACTGAATATAAATCTTGTATTTTTTACGCTACCAAAATAATAAGTTATTGCCTTGCTGGTAATTCTATAAGCTCCTGATCCTAAACTATTAAACTTTATTAATGCATCGGAACGATTTATATCTCCGATAAACCATCTATTAACATTTATTGGTAAATTATTAACATAGTACAGTGAAAAATTTTGTAGATTTGACAAATAATCTAAAATATTTTGAATTGTAGCATTCGTCAGTGTATTCTCAAACACAGGTATAATTGTTGTCAGTATTGACCCAGTTGGCACAAATTTACTTAAGGTAATAGGACCAGATCCATTATAAAGATTTCCTACACCACCATTACTGCCATCTTCTACAACATTAAGTACATTCACCCACATAAAAGTATTATTTACTGACGGTGCTATTCCTGCCACTAAACGATTATTTTTAAAATAATAACCGGTTGGAGCAATAAATTTTAATAATGCATTAGGTGTACAGTATTTCATATTATAAGCACTGTATATTCCTACATTAACGGGCCCATTAGAATTGTAAAAATATCCTGTAACTAATGTACCATCAAAATTGGTTTGTTGCCAAGTTGTTATTCCATCGCCCGAAGCCACATTAATAGAATATCTGTTTGCAGTTAGTGCGTAATACTGATATAAGTTATTGTTTGATAATATTTCTAATATTTGATTAGATAATAATCTAGATACAGAGCCTGAAATCTCCGACGCATTAAAGTCATAAAACTTATCATTTGATTCTAGATATAAAACACCATCTTCACTAAAACTCGTAGTATTGGAGTACTTACCTGTTGGGTCTAGTAGGTCAAAATTCCTTGACACTCCAATTGAACTAATGTTTAACGCTTTCGTTTTAATTATAGAACTGAATAATGTATAGGGAAAATTATTATAATCTTCCCCGTTAACCATTCTATTTTGAGAATAAAAATGTATAGGTGCCTTTGCTTTTATATTCGCAATAGATTCTCTTGATTGTGCATTATTAACCGTGCTCGTAAGCGAAACAGTAAGAGTAAGTGTTTCAGTTTTATTTTTTTTGCTTATGTAACTAAAATTTAATGTAACTCCCTGAATTTCAGCAGGATCAATTGTGTATTGAAGTGCGTTACTTACTCTAACCAATGATCTAAATGAACCAACTGGGATTTCACTAAAGACACCATCTCCAAAAACGTAATTAACCTGATCATTAAATCTTGATGTTACAGAGAAAACTGCTTTTCTTGAATTTTCAGTTCTTAAATATGTGTTAGCAAACAAGTTGTCTACTTGTACCCAATTTAGTAACTCTCCTGTTACGGGATCAATTTTATATAACCAAGTATCAGTTTCGTTAATTCCTTGTATATCACTAATAGGAACAACTTGATTAGCTATTTGTTGGGCCAAAGAAAAATCGTATGTAGTTAATGTGCCTTGCTTAAAATATAAGAAAAAACCAGTATTGGCACTACCAAAACCAAACTTATCGTTTCTATATAGTATATTAAATGTTCCCTTAGGGTTAGGAGGTATTTCATACAAATAGTTTTCATTCATGCTAGTCACACTAACACATTCAAAATTCATTGTTACACCACCGATTGTCGCAGAAAAAGGTATTACCGGAGAAACAGTTGTAGGTATTTTGATAGAATATTCTTCCGTTTTTACATTAGCTATTTCTTGTGTGTTACCGGGTCTACCAATTCTTTGAGTAGCAATTAAACAAGCATTTATGATTGAATTAAATTGTTCTTGCCAATTTGGATTAGCTGGATCATTAAAGTATACCGGAATACCTGCAAGATTAAAACCGTTAATATCTGTGACATTTTCAGTTGTGCTAATGCTGGTTATTTTTAAAAATCCTTGAGCAGCGTTATTTCGTTTTGGATTATAATTAACTAAATTCGCTAGTTTTATTACACTATCTCTGCGCTCGGCTGTATCTATGAAATTTTCTCTGGTATTTAAATCGTCCCTAAAAGCAACTGCTTGACCCATAAACGCCATAACATCCAAAAGTGCAACATACTCGCTACTTTCAATATAGTCGTTAAAGGTTTCCGGATAATATAAACGTAGGTAATCTACAAAACTTTTTCGTAGTGTTTCATAATCGTAGCTTCTAAAATTGGCTTGACTATAGGTTTTGTAAATTGCTTTCCAGTCATTTACTCCGAATATTGCAGATTGTCTAGAACTTGTAGCCATATAATTTTCTCTTTATCATATTTATCACGTAAAAAAACAGCACTTTTAGCTTGAAGTAACTGTTCCTGAATTTCTGTCAAAGTTTAGCTGAAGTTGTTGAACCTTATTTTCTGGTGCTATAGCAAGTTCCATTTCCGCTAAAAAACCGCTATCGTAGGGGTAAATTATCACTGTATTAATAATTAATCTAGGGTCTAACCCTGCAATACGCCTAATCTCGTTTTCTATTTGAATTTGAACTTCTGGTATATTAGGTTCAAATATAAATGACCAAATTGTTGTACCATACTCAGGTTTACCTGGTTTTTGTCCTTGGGGAATGTTTAGGGCGTTTAAAAAATCAACTATCACAAGTTGATCATCATACAAACTAAACTTTTTAACTGGTACGACCGGTCTTGTAATAGTTCCTTGTCCACCATCTATTCCGGGAGGATTAAGCGATGGCGCAGGTAGATTGTTAAATTGTGTGCTAAATCCTCTATAAATTACCATTTTTTATAGCTCCATTATGTAAATAAATTTTCTTCTGCAACTTGAACTTGTGCTTTAAGGTTGTCTATTTCACCCAAAAGGTTGATATATTCTTCAAGTGCTTGTTGAGTGATTAAAGCTTCAGATCCGTATTGTTCCTTAAGCAATAACCATGTATTTCTTGCCTCAAATTTTTGATCTGTTTTGCTTGTTAATTCTATTTTTAAATTTTCAAAAATTGATAAATTTTCGTCGTCTGGCACATCTAATTCCTGCCCTTCGGAATTTGGCAATGGGATTCGGTTGTCTCCATAAATTGCTTTTGTTGCAGCCTGAATGCTGCTTCTATTTACCGTATTTTCTGCAACTGTAGACATTACTGTTGATGCAGGACCACCAGAAGATAAAGCTTTACTTGCACTGTTTAATGCTGATATTTCTGGTCCATTTAGGGATGATTTGGCAAAATTGGTCAGACTACTGGTTAAGGTATTAGGATTAATACCTATTTGACCAAAATTAAGACTATTTTGAATTGATTGGGTTATTATATTTGATAAATTGGAAGTGCCTAAATTTAATTGACTTGCGCCTAATGTACTTACCTGATTCGTTATTGCACTTAAGCCTCCAGTTAATCCTCCTAATGATCCTCCTGATGATTGTTTATTAGCATCATTAAGTGCTGTTAAGTTTTGTGGAATACCTGCTGTTAATTTAGTAAAGCTTCCTTTTATTGCATTAAAGACGCTTGAGGCGGCACCTGCTACTGAACCAACAACTGCCCCTGCACCAGATGTTATGGATGAAAGCATAGAGCCTACTGGGCTCGTTGTTTTTTCTGCCATATCAGCAGCATAATTACCAGTGCCTATCGTGTTTCTAATTTCAGTTGTTTGAGGAGAGGATAAGTTTCCAGATGCAAATGATGTTACAGACGCTACACCAAATTTTGCTGCACTGTTTAATAGGCCGGTAATTTGTGTTGGGCTTTCTTTTCCTGTTATTATGCCATTGACTTTTAATGCGTCAAAACCATTATTCATTAATCCAACTTGAGTGCTTGTTTGAGCATTTACATTTGTAACAAATGCAGGTAAATTGGAGACTCCATCTTTACCGGTAAACACACTTTGTGGTAAAGCTTCCCCTAAATATGTTGAAGTTTTAGCCACATTATTTATAATTACGCTAGATCCTGGTTTTAGGTATCCTGCTTGTTCTAACTGTTGAGGTGAATGTCCGAGTTTACCAAGCACTGCAGCTTGAGTTCCGTCAATAGTTACAAGACCACCACTTTGACTAACTGCATTTTTTATAGTTGGATTATTTCCTGCAGAAACAGCAGCCTGAGATACTGCTGCAGAAGTAGTATTAACATCAAAATTTCCTTTAGCAGGTGTGATATTTTTTGCTGTAGAGGCAAGAGAGGGCGTTGTTACCTGTAGCGGTCCTGTATTAGAACCGTTTGCTGTTGAATTAACTCTTTGTAATTCGGAAGAAGGTTCCGAAGGAAAATTTCCTGCGGCACTCTCATCAATTTTTACATTGACACCCTTATTTGCATCTACCCAAGGTGTGTGAGTTGGTACACGGGAATTAATACTCGGCAATTTGCTTGGAGCTGGAATCCAACCTGCTGTGCTATCAAATAATGTATCGGAATGTTGAACTATTGGTATTGGTTTTATCTCAACTGGCTGTAGAGATGAGCTACCTGTGTTTAAGTTTATTCTACTACCATTAATGAAAGTTGTGCTGTCACTTTTAAAAGAAGCAGGGCTTTTTGAAGTAAAACTCATTCCTTTTTCAACTTTTAATAAGTGATCTCCTATAGTCTGCTGCGAAAAATTTTTTCCAACCCTAATGTTTGTATCCTTGTCAGTATTTAAATTTAATTCCTCAGCATAAATGTTAAGCTGTTTTTTTGCATTTATATTGATATTATTATCAGCATGTAAGTTTAAATCTCCTTTAGTTCTAACATTTAAACTATTGGTACTATAAAGATCAATTGTTCCTTCTTTTCCTAATTCAACATAACTTTGACCGTTACTGTGAATTATAAAAAGCGTTTGTCCATCGTCACTCATCGTTATTTGATGACCGCCGGCAGTGCGTAATCTCATTAAATTGTTTTGTCCAAATATATCACCGTCATCTAATACAATACTATGACCACCTCTTCTTGCTATAATTTTTGCTTCTTCAACTTTAGAGTCAAGTAAATTTTCAGCTAACTCTCCGTCATTAGTACCGCTAATTGCACTATA